TCAGAATACTTGGCGCGCTTCGCTAAAGTTATAAGAATATCGAAAGCTGCCATGGTCAAACTCGGTGGCATACGCTGGTCGTACGCACTATAATCACCAGCAACTACTCTGTCCCTACCATTCGATTCAATATGATCCATCATCTCACCCCACTCGGAACTAAAGGCATTGATACCCACAGCACACTCCGATTTCAACGGGTACATACTGAGATGAGAAGCCAAAGGAAGAAAATATTCACGCAATATCATTTTCAAGGCCACCGGAGCTGCCTGAAAGACGCGAACTTTCAACTTTCCAATTTTCACGGGTTCATCTTTAAGAGAAGCCCTAAACACTGGGTAAGCTCTAAGACCATTAGCGTACAAAACTTTATAATGGCGATAAACTTCCATAATACTTTCGTCTAATTGGAAGTTCACGGCGTGATCTGGAGCGGAGGGTAATAATTCGGAAAATTTACTAAGCCTACCACTTATTGGAAACCCAACTGAAGTATTTTGGGGCATGCGGTTCAAAAACTTATGCCCATCAATACCGTTTATGATAGTAGGTAAGTCTAAAGGCGATACTTTTGCAAAGCTAATATTATCAAGACCCTTCAAATAGTCCATCGACGCTGTAACCAATTCATCAGTAAATGGTCCAACCGCTGGAGTGCTAAAACCTTGCATTCCAAGAGACCAGTTGTGCCAGCTAGGTACATACGGGTAGCCCATTGGTGCCGGTCCATGTGTTCGTGCATAACCAGTTTCCTTTTCTACAGTGTCGGATATATGTGAAATCAATACATTCGTCTTGTTGGTAACACCACCCTCGCATGCTCCCAATACAGTGATGGAAGCATCTTCTGGTAAATAATTTGTAGGACATTTTGGTGCAATCTTATCAGCTTTCGTGAAAGGTTCCGAACCTCTATGGCTTTCATAGTAAACATTAGGAAAATCCCCAGCAGATCCAATCTTACCAACTCCCGGGATATTACTCATAACCTTAATTGCTTTCCCAATATCGTCACGAAGGGCGTATCCCATACAACCATGTGGCGTATCAGTAACTCCGCCTAAATGGAAACCTACAATATGAGGCTTTTTTGTATTTGAAACTAAAACACCCATGCACATACCGCAAAAAGTGTTA